AATAGTCTCTCTTTATTTTTAATAACGAATTACGTTATTTTCTACCAAACTCCTGCGGGTATCTACAATAATCGGTAGAATTTACCGTAAAGGAGCAAAAGGCTATGATAAGGATTTTACTGTCCCGCAAGCTTGGCGAGCTGCGTTGGACGCAGGCCGATCTCGCCCGCGCCACCGGCATAAGAGCATCGACAATCAACGACATGTACCACGAGATTGCCGAGCGAATCAACCTTGAACACCTCGACTTAATTTGTGAAGCTCTCGACTGTGAGCCGACAGACATCATTGTTCGAGTGCCTAACGGGGATGTTCAAACAAAAAACCGTGCTGGCACGGATAAGCAAAAGAGATAGGCTCCCTAAAGCCCCGGGCGGTCGTGCCGCCCGGGGCTTGCTCTGTATTGTATGCAGTTGTCTAAACGGTTGGACAAAAAAACAATTTGTTATCTATTTGGGTGTAGCAATTTTCTTACGGTTAGCCAGTAAACTCCTCAACATTGTACGAGCACTTTCATCAGGAATTGTCTTAATTATTTCCCTAATTCGCCTGGATTCAAAGGTTGGCACATGTGCAATAACATATACCATTTTCAACGTAAGATCATTTCGAGATGTGTTCCACTCTGGCGGCAACCAAACACAGTTATCCGGGGAATAACCTTTATCATTATCAACTCGGTCAATGGATAAGTCATCGGAATAGTCATGGAGAAGCGACCATTCATAAAAATTGCGTGCCCCATTTTCCCCAAGCCATTCATCGCAAACTGTTATTCCGCGTCCTCCGTATCTTGCGTAATGCTGATTATTTGGATTGTAGCACCTCTGCTTCATTCCTAACCAGATACGATACTGTCGTGTCTTGCTTATTCTTTAGGTACTCTGTACTTCCATCTGCACACCTCAAAGGACGATTGACCCATCTATATCACGAAACACGATGTCCGCCGTATAGCCGATGACAGCAGCCATTTTTTTAATCTCACTCTCGGAAAAATCATCCCGCTTCATCTTATTTGAAAGGTTTTGACGGGTCTGACCGGTCCCCTCTGCCATATCTCCCATGCTAATTCCTTTGCGCTTCATTAGCACTCTAATTTTCTCTCCGGCTCTCATATCCATATGTTTACACTCCTTTCATGTTCACATTACACTAAACAATGAAAAATGTCAATAAGGAATCAAAAAAATCCACAAAATGATGTAATAAATTCTTGACAAATTTCATTTTATAGTGTATTATATAGACAGAAAGGAGGTCTAAGACATGACGGGGAAAAAGAAAAGCGGCGACCACGACAAGACCCTTGCAAAGCTGGTCATGATCACCGCAATCCTCAATCTCATCAAGTCGGTTATCGATATAATCGAAAAACTGCTTGAGTAGAGGCGGGGGAGGGAAACCTCCCCCTACCAAGAGGATAAAACAAATACTCGCCAATGTCAAGAGATATGGAGATAATAATCGACATCGCAATCTTAGTTTTAAGTATTTTCACCATCATCTATATCGCAGGGAGGAAATGAAAATGAAAGCCCCCGGAATCAGGGCCATGACCAGCAAAGAGCTGACAAACAAAATCATCGCGAATCGCATAATTCTTGGAAAGACCACAAACATCAATCTGAAGCGTAAGCTGATCGCCGAAAACCATGAAATGATGACTGAGCTTGACCGCCGGGAAGACAAATAAGGAGGAACACCATGAAGTTCGAGACTATAAACCGCAAGTTCACAGAGAAGGTCGCCGAGTATATGGCGCGGGGATATATCATCAACACCTCAACTTTAGGAGGCCACCAGGGCGAGATAGCAAAGGTCGACCTTACCAATGGCACAGAAATCGTCAGGATACTACTGAACAGTGTGAGCGCATGTGACGCTAAGAACAACGATTATCACCACTTTGAAATCGTTCGGCTGCTTGTCGGCAGGGTCACGGATAGAGCAATTCCGAACAGTCCGAATCAGTGGAACACTATATGGAATGACAATCTGGACACGCTCCACGTCGAAGATTTCTTTGAAATTGGACATCAGCAAAGAAACGGAGACAAGTGGTATGGCACCAGGGCCGAGGCTGTTGCCCAGCAAAATAAGCAACGGGAAAGACGCCGCGCCACATGGGAGGCCAGCGGCGAGCCCCTCAGCGAAGCGGCAAAAGAAATCGTACTTCCATTCGTGAGGCGCCAACCCCGTTGTAAGAGCGTTAAATGCTCGGAGATCGAAAGCATCACCAAACACCACATAGAAAGCCGCACCGGCAAACGGTATGTCAAATACACTATCAAGGTGCGCGGACAGGTCTTCGATCTGCACTAAGGAGGCGCAGAATGAAACAGGTAAAGGTTGAATGGTGCGAGAACTTCATCAAGGCCGCTTTTGGACCCAAGCATCACCTTTTCGCAGGAAAGCCGTCAGCCGGGATCGAGGTTAATTGCTTCTGGAAAAAGGCCCAGGCTGCTGGCCTCTGGGAACCGGGCATCTATGGTGGCCCGATGAGCCAGGCTCTTGAAAAACTCACGGTTGTCGAGAGCATTCACAATGAAGAGGGCGATTTCCTCTACAATGTATTCAGGCTGGCGCAGTAAAACGAAATCCCGCCCCGGAGGTCACGAGGGCAGAAAGGATTATGCAATGACTTACAGAGAGCACGTCCAATGGATGAAGAACTACTGGATTGGCAAGACCGTGAGCTATGAGGGAAAAAGTTATAAGGTCGTGGACGTGGATTACAACTGTGCGCTGCTAATAGATAAAAAGGCTCAATTCACCGATACCACCGCAGTTGCCCCAAGCATGCTGGATTAAATCCTTTGAAGCTGGCCTACCGGCACGACGGGGAGAAAGGACATTACATGAACAGAATCCGCAGAAAGAGCTTGCAGGAGATCATCGACCAGCTGGAGGAGCTGAAATCCAGCCTTGAGGAGCTTAAAGAGGAGGAGGAGGAATACCGCGACGCCATGCCCGAAAACCTCCAGACCTCAGAGCGGTACGAGAAGGCCGAGGAAGCCTGTGACAACATGGACGAGGCCGTAAGCAATCTGGAAGAGGCCATAAGCAACATTGAATCTGCCATTGAATAAGGAGGCCACCATGATAAAGACGATCACACTCACCCATGAGCAGGCCGTCACGCTGACGAGCTTCCTGTTGATGACTACCAACTTCCGCAAGGGTGAGCGCGAGACCTGGGAACGGCTTGCCAATGAAACGGAACCGGATGGAACGCCGAGCTTCAAGAACGCCCCTGGAAACGCCCGGTTCTGGGCCGATATGGAGCAAGAGATAGAGACCATCCGCAAAATCATCGACGACGCCCCGTTGTTGGACGATTGACAAGATACACGCCCCGGAGGTCACGAGGGCAGAAAGGACATAGCATGGAAACAGTTAAATTCACGATCATCGTCATATCGCACGACATGTGCAGAATTGTGCCGCACGACATTCGCAGCAGATTCAAGGAAATTGCCGATGGCGGCTGCATCTGCTCGCTGGATGTGATGATTGCTGAGATGGAGCATATCACGAAAAAATGCGCAGAAATCGGAGTTGCCGCACTTTTTGAGTTGTGATAATAAGCCCTCCCGGCCGGGCAATAGACCTGGAGAAAGGAACAGCCGATGAAATACACCTACACCTTCGACCAGATCCGGGACGTGCCGGCCGAAAATGTTTATCGCCTCTTTGAGTGTTATGAACGCACTATTGAACTTTTCGGGGGCGTTGATCTTGACCGCTATTACACCGCCGACAGCGGTGTAGTGGAGGCACCAGATGAGATTACAGCTTGTGAGCACCTGTTCAGCGCCTACAATACTGACAAAAGACCAGAGGGCTACACCGGCCGCAGCATGAGCGTCAGCGACATAGTCAACCTTTGGGATAACAGCACAGACCCACCGACAAAGTCCACCTGGTTCTGTGACAGCTTTGGATTTAAGAGATTAGAGGAGGATAACAAATGAAAACAGTCGAAGAAGCCAAGCTCCTTATTGAGGGCCTTATGCCGCTGCAGGAGCGGGGCGAAAAGTTTCCTTGTCCCCGTTGCGGCTATGACCGCATGAACGAGAAACTGGTCCGCAACGCCCTGAGCCGGCACGCCCACGTCTATGTCTGTGATGAATGCGGCATGGACGAGGCGATCCGGGACATGGTCGGAAATCCGCTCCCTTTGAACGAATGGAGTATGGCAATCAGCTTTTAAGGAAGGAGACAGCATGAAAGCCTATATCATCGAGTTCATAGAATATCTGCCGGCTGGCGGGAATCACCCCGCCGGCCACATATCCCAGGTGGGGTACAGCACCCTGGAAGCGGCTCAGGCATATGTTGAGGGCAAGCCCGGCCCGTTGGTGGCCGTCACGCCCATGTACTACAAGACTGCAGACGGTAACAAGCAGTACGTCATCCACGACATTCTGATCGAGGACCAGCGCGAGGAGGTATTGCCTCCCGCTACGCCATATGAGCGCACAAAAGCGGCGGTCGCGGCCACGGGGAACAAGTGGGCGATTGAGAATTTCAAGGCTACGCACGAATAGGAGCGCAAAGGCCCGCTGCGTCTCACCTCGCGGCGCTCCTCGGCGTTTCCGGGAGCGAGAATACGGAAACATGACCGGACAAAGGCGGCCCTCAGAGGCCGAATAAACCGCCCGTTTTACACTCTGGTGTATAAAAACAAAAAAGCACCCCCTCAACAGGAGAAATATCCTGTCAAGGGGGTGCTTTCATTTACTGGTGCATGCGCTTACACATCACCAGCACTCTTATCATATCGAGGCTCAAATCCAGGTCGGCGGGTCGGCCATTGCCGTCCTTTTCGCCGCCGTTTCCTTTGAGTATGCCTTTGTCGCAGAGAGACATCATGTCATTTCTCGCCCACTCCGGCATTTCGGATATGCGGTTGAAACGCAACTCTTTAGTTGACTTATCTTCGCCGAGAGTTGACTTTTCGGGCTCCTCAGTTGACTTATTGTCCGTTTTGTCAACTTCCGTCTTCTCTTCCGGCCAATCGGGGTTAACATATCCGAGTATGCTGGGGTCGTCCCGTGTGTAATCCTTCAAAACGACGGCGCCGCCGTTTGGAATAACCTTATCACCGTTGGCGCTGTTGCCCTCAATGGTATAGACCCTTGCAGCGGACACCTTATAGACAATGCCCGTGTGCTGGGGCGCTCCGTTTTTATCGCCAAAGAAGATAATGTCTCCCCTCTTCGGCTCGTATCCGCTCCTGGTGTGCCACCTTCCGAGCTTCTTAAAAGCGGCAATGCCAAGAGAGCATGAAGCGAATTTCGGGATTATATCGCTGGCTCCCGCTTTCATTGCGCACCAGGAAACGAACATAGCACACCAGGCACCGGGGTTTATGCCGTACCATGCGCCGTATTTCGTGTAGTTTGCTTTGCCTACGTTGGAGGTCTTTCCCTCCAGCTGGGCGTTTGAGGCTTTTTCCAAATACCCCACCTCGCCCAAGGCGACATTTATGAGTTTATCAGGTGTCGTCATGCTCTTCCTCCTTCGTCTGTGCTTCGCCGGTTCTATCTATGGATTCACCGACTTTTTCAACGGCCTTTTGGAACCACTTTGGTACCTTCGCGCCCATTTTGGCGGAGTTTTCCATAATTGAGCCCATTTCCGTAATGATATACCACACGGAAACGAGCGGCAGGAATATTCCGGGGTTTTCAATGCCACCGCCTATAACCGGGATATGCGGAAACGCTACTGTGAAAATAACGTCCATAAAGAGCGCCACAAGCACCATGATAATAGTGCCTCCCTTATGAAATAACCCCTGCCGCGCAATGGTGCTCGACCACGTGCCGTTCTTTTTGGCGGCAAGTGTCCCGGAAATGTAGTCAATAGCCATAAGAAAGGCAAGGACTAACATCAGCACTCCCTTCCAGCCCAAAAAATCTGTCAAAGCCGCTGCGATTACGCTTATGCCAATTTTCGCGGCAATCAACTTTTCATTCATAACAGTTTCCTTTCACATAAAAAATTAAGGAGCCGCTTTCGCAGCTCCCCACGGGAATGATATCATTACATCATTTTCGGTATGTAAACCTACATACTAACTTCTGCTGTGCCGGACGAGAACGAAATCGTCCAAGACCTTGCTCCGCAGCTCGTCACAGTCAGCATGCTTCATCAGCCCTAAATACGAGTCCATGACCTGCTGACAGTATTCAAGCGGCAGCTCCCCAGTGGAATAGTGCTCCATCACCCAGGAGAGGTGGCGCTTCATCTGGAGAGACGTGCTTTTCCGCAGCTCGATCCTGTCCGGCGTGACTTTGCGCCCGACAAACTCCACCCGCTCACCGACAGTCATAACAGCCGTTTTGTTGTTGAGCTGTAAGCCGAGCTCCTCACGCAGATAATCATCGACGGCCGTTATTACATCCCATGTCTGCTCTCTGGACGGGCAGAGGATAATCATGTCATCCATATACCGAATATAGTATGGTACCCGCAGTTCCCTCTTGATGTAATGATCGAGGGGAGTGAGCACGACATTTGCCGTCATTTGAGATATGAGAGATCCCACCTGCATTCCGATGCCGGCTATGCGCTCGGCCGTGGTGACGTCGGTGCAATGGAGCGGGAGTCCAAAGGGCCGCCCGTCGCACCTTATGGCCGTTTCCAGGAACCACATCATATCCGCATCGTCCAAAGGGCGTCCCAGCTCCCGGAGCTGCACATCAACCGGTATCCTGAAGAAGAATTTGGCGATGTCCAGCTTGCCGGCATACCAGCCCTTGCGCTTCACCCGCTTCATCCAGCGCTGGAGCTGCTGGACGGCGGACAGCGTGCCCTTGCCCGGTATGCTCCCGTAGCTGTGCTCGTAAAAGCTCTGGCTGTAAATCGGCCAAAGCACCTTATAGGCCGCGCAGTTTATTACGCGGTCGGGGAAAGGGAGCGAATGGATAAGGCGCAGCTTGGGGAAGTATTCGTAGAACGGAAAGAGCCTCCCTGGCCTGTACTCCTTCCACTGGAGCCGGTTTACGCTGTCGATGATGTTTTCTTCGAGGCGGACTGAATAGTCCAGCACTGCCGCCTTGTACCGTTTCTGGCGGCGCGCAAGGAGGTAGCCGTCATACATGTTGTCAAAGGTTGCGAATTGCTCAAACACATGAGAGTGCTTTTCCATTTCGTCGTACCCCCGAAGGCCGCACCTTACAGGCGCCGTGCCGCGCTGGGGAAGCAGCCGGAACGCCGGTATATGCGGCATATCATTTTTCTGCCATAAACATGACTGAGGGAACAGACCCCTTTATCACCGCTGCACTGAGGCAGAGCCCGTAGGCTCTGGGTATCTGGCTTGACGGTAAAGCGGCGCGGAAACCAATGTTGCCGTTGGAGTTCGAGCGAGTGTTGTTGCCGTTGAGGTAGAACACGCCCGCGTTGGCACCGTTGTTGTAGTTGCCACCGGCGTTGAAAAGGCGCGGCGGTCAGTTCCCTATATTAAGTGGCTTTCGGACCGCTGACGGCCTTGATCCATCCACCTAACATCTTTCCGATTTCCACCAGCTTCCCTGACCATACGCTATACTTGTGGCTGTTTATGTATTTGAGGTCGAAGGCGAGACGGACATAAACCTGTATCTTCTCGTTGGTCACGTCCATGTCGTGCAGGGTGGTTTTCTTGTAATACTTCTTTTTCGCCTCGATACACCGCTCCATGAGGACGTCCATATTCCTCTTGATGTCGGCGGCGAGGGTGAACTTCTCGGATTTCGGGAATTGAGCCAGCACTGGCCAGGCGTACAACATCATGTCGTAGATCTTCTGTTGGAGTTTCAAATCCTCTGCCATTTTGCTGCCCCGCTCCCTCGGAAAGTGTTTTGATTATACTCCAGGCAGGGGGCGGGACAGTGTATTTCGTTATAAAATAACGTAATCCGTTATTTCATAAATTTTGCGCGGACCGCGCTGCGCGCGGTAAGGAGACGTTGCCCCGCTATCGCGGGGCAACAGTACACATTAAGCAGAGGGCAGATTTACAAAAGCGGCGCGGAAACCAATGGTGCCGTGGGAGAGCGAGCGAGTGTTGTTGCCGAAGAGGACGAACACGCCCGCGCTGGCACCGTTGCTGTAGTGGCCACCGGCGCTGAAAAGGCGCTCCTCTGCCGCGTTGTTGGCGTAGAGGGCGTCACCGTGGTAATCGGTGGCGGTGGAGCTGTCGGGCAGCAGGCCGAGGGTGTAAAGGAGCTCCTGTGCCGCCGCGCAGACAGTGTTGTCTGCGGTGACGCTGGCGAATGCGCAGTTTCTGGAGCTGTCGGCGCTGCTGCTTATAGTGCCGGTTATCCACTTCCATGCGCTGCTCACATAGTCCAGCTTGAGGCTGTTTGTGGTGGTGCCGAAGCCATTCGGTGTGATAAGGGAACCGTCCGTGCCGTCGATAGCTTTCCACTGCGCGGAGTTCGCGGCCTGGGAGTTGTCGGCGTCGGCAGCGTTGTTGTTGGCGAGGATCTGCAGCTCTCCGTGAACAAGACGGGCGCCGCCCTGCCATTCGGTCACGTTGCCGTTCAGATCCCATATACCGGAAAGGGTGCCGTCGTGGGAGTAGCTTATGGGGCCGGAGCCGGTAGCGATATGGAAGATTTTACCGGCGTCGGCACCGGTGCCGTAGGTCGTCGGGATACCGTCGTAGGTGCTGTCTTCGGAATCCTTGCCGTAGTTGTTGTTGCCCTTCGGCGCGATACCGTGCTTTTTGCACCAGAGAGCAATCGCTTTAAACTCAGCCAGCGTCATCAGGTGCCAGCCTTCGCCTTTGGCCTCGCAAGCCTGGCGGGCGCTGTCAAACGTTATGTTTGTGCCCGGGTCTTCGCACGGCAGGCTGTAGGCTCTGCCGCCCTTGACGATGTTCTGGTACTTGGAAATCCAGATACCGTCAACCTCGGTGCCGTTGATGATGAAAGCCGGGTGTACGCTGTTGCTGCCGCCGGTGATGACGTCAGAAATCTTGAACTTGGGAACATAGACCATGACGGAGGGCAGGCCCTTGTCGTCATAGAGAAGGTCGTTGCCGGGGCATACGGCCTTGAGTGCCAGAGCGGAAAGATCGAAGTTTCCCATGATAATCCTCCTTAAATCTTGGTCTTGTCGTCAATGCTCCACAGGGTGAGCGTGACGTCGTCCATATTGAGGGGCAGAGGCTCGCGGTGGGTCTCGCCGCCCTCCTCGACTTCCTCATACTCGATCGCCGGTATGTCGATCTCGGCGACGTAGTATTTGCCCTCCTTGGTGCCGATGCACAGGTCAAGGTCGCTGTCGTAGCAGATGTCCTTATGTACCGGCTCGTCCTTCTGGAGCTTCTGCAGTTTAAGCGTCAGCTCATCGTCGAAGGTGATTTTGGTACCGTCCACTTCATAGGGGATCTTAGTACCCTCGTTTTTCTCGATTACGATCATGACATGAAACCTCCTTTTACGATGTATCTTACGGTCACAGATTTGGCGCTGCCGTCAAAGGACAGCTTGAAGCCGTTTATGGCCTTGTCGGTGACGTGGATAGCCCCCGGCAGGCCGCCGCTGTATGCGGTGATGATAGCCTCCACGGTGTAGTTGATGGTGTCGCGCGTCTTTGCCAGCGCAACGGTCGCGGCAGAGTTGTTGAAAGGATATGAATCGGTATTTGTGAGGGTCTTGGTGCCGTACTCGGCCGCAATCTCGTTCTCGATCTCGGCCAGTCCTGCGTCAAGCTCACGCTCCTTCTGAAGCTTGTGCTGCAGAAGGATTTGTTCCGCCACATGGGCGTCCTGAATGCCGTCTTCCATGTTGTTGAAGTTCTGCGCGTCCATGTTCGTGCCCTGCTGTATTACATGGCCCTCACCGTCAACGACATGGTCTTTCCAATAGGTCTGGTTATACATGGCTCTGGTTCACCTCCTCCCTAAACTTCGTACAGCGGAAATTCCCACACGGTGAGAATGCCCTGGGTGGCCTTCTTGGTGATGTTCTCCGTGGCCGACAGAGCAAGCGTTCCGTTGTTGTCGTAGATACGCACGGCCGTCACCGTACCCGCAACCTCGTCCGTGGTCATGGTGGTAATACGCAGTTTGTCACCGTCGATCTCCTTGTCGGTGATTTCCGCCGTGTACCAGGTCCCGTTCAGGCAATACCGGAAGTCGGTAAGCCAACGCATCCACCTCGTCCGGGTGCGGTTGAGAAAGGCGTCAGTCAACATCGCGTTTTCCTCCTTGTCAGATAGTGTCGCGGCATACGTCCGTGCCGCAGAATTTATAAGTCACGCATACGGTCGTCCTGTTCGCGAGGCCGCTGTCTGCGTCAACTACAACATCACCCCCGGCGGAAAGGCCGAGGGTTGAGGTTTCCGGAATCGTGCCCGCGGGCTCGAAGTCCTTTATGTATTTCTTTCTTTTCGGCGATGTTGTCACGCCGTAGCGGTAGGTGAGTGCGCTCCTGTAATCCAGATGTGCGGGAATGAGCCTGGAAAGCAGCGTATCGACGTCGTTGAGGTATAAGATCTCTTCCTCGCCGCGCAGATAGTTGATGTGGAGCCGGTTGTCGCCCGGCTCATACTCTGTCGCTCCCGGTGTTCGGTTTATCGGCAGAAGATACACTTCAACGTCACTGCCGGTATAGGCCGAAACGGTCTGCTTGATCATTTCGGCAGACAGCCGTCCATGGCCTACAAAGAAAGTTTTGAGGAGCCTTTTCCGCTCCTCAAGTGTCCTTTGTTTGTAGAGGTGGATATCAAGGAAGTCTTCGAGCGTGCCGACAGCCTCCTCGTCCATGGTGTCGATGAAGCAGTTGTTGAAAACCTTCTCGGCGTTTTCCATGAATTCGTCCAGAGCTGCACCCTGGGCCTTGAGGAGCGCTATCATTTCCACTACGTCATAGTAGTATTTCGGATAATAGGTTATCAGCTCGTCGAAGTTGCTTGCATAGGGGTAGTTAAACAGCATTAAGCGTCACCTCACCCAGCACCGGCACTCCGTCCACCCCGGGCGTGATATTCGCCGTTCCTCCGTTAATGGTGAGGCTGGAGTAGTCCAGAATATCCGCCAGGCCCGCGAGAATGACGCCAACGGCAGAGAGCCGTACTATGAGATCGTTCGCGCTGTCCGTCTGGAGTACCAGTTCCTTAAAATACTTTTGCAATGCGGCCTCGGCGTCATCCGTGGCTGTCTGAACGTCATATCCGGAGGCAAGCTCCACGGAGGCCGCGACGTTGATCGTGACGCTCTTCGCTGCCACAGCTGTAAAGTGAGCGCCTACATTTGCCCGCCCTTCACCGAGGCCGTCGCCCACAACGTAGGTCACGCCGTCCACGGTGGTCGTGTAGCCAAGCTTGGCCGGGTCAACATGCTCCTGGACGGCCGCGACGATAGTGTTGCCGCAGGGGAGTCCCTCGGAGTTTATAAGGACACCCTTGACGGTGTTCGGACCGTTCCACAGCGACAGTATCCTTGCGATACCCACTCCGTCCACTTCCTCGCACCAGACCTTGTAGTGTTGCTTGTTCCCGTTCTCAGCGGGGCCGGAGAGCTTAGCCTGCACTCTCGACCTTAAAGCCTCGTCTGTTTCCTCGTCGGTGCCGTATTCATAAACGGCACCAATAGAGGCGGACGTCAGACCGTCGATGTTGTTTACCGGCACGACCGGCGTGCCGGAAGCTATGAAATTGTGACTGGCGCCCGCTTCCTCGCATTCGAGGTAAAGATTGTTGTTGCTGTCCTCCTTCAGTACGAAGTAAACGCCGTCATAGAAGAATCGTTCGCCCGTGTCGGGCATGTTTCCGGTGTACGAGAAATAATACTGAACAGGTGTTGCGGCATGACGGAAAAGGCCATACTCACCCGCCTTGATGTCCAGGTGTTCGCCGACGGTGGTGGCGAGCTGGGAGAGGAAGAACACAAGATCGAGATCGGTGTAGAGCTTTGCCATGCGAAGCGCACATCCAGAAACGGAGTCGAAGAATATGCTGCCCTCACGGGTGTCTATTCCGCTTGGCGCCAAAGCCAGGTATTTGTCCAGAAGGTACTCGTAAGTATATTTTTCAAACACCCTCTATCACCTCTTTCATTGAGATTTCCCCGAAGACCGTATCGCATTTGAAGGAAATATACACGCTGTTGTCCTCCTGAGTCACGTCAAAATCATAACAGCGGAGGATCCGCGTGTCCGGCAAGAGGGCGTCTTTTATATACGCCTCTATGGTAGCCCTGATAAAGTCCAGGGAGGCGTTTCCGGCTATATACGACCGCTCTATCTCGCTTCCGTACTGATTGCTGTATATGAGGCACTTCCAGCGCGGTGTTATTATTGCTTTTCGTATTGCCTGCCGGACCGCTTCTTTGCCGTCGATTTTGCCGACGATTCTGCCCGTGTTCAGGTCGAGTTTATAGGTCAGGGACGGTGCCTCCTTGGCCTCCTCAAACGTTTCTACAGGCAACTCCAGGAAATTCACGGCGGCCACTATCCTGCAACGCGGCCGAGGGCGAAATACTTTTTGCCGTTCTGCACCGCCAGCAGGTGAAGCTCGTCCCCTTTCCGCAGTCCGTTATATACCGTCATAGTTACCTCCGTATGGCTGTGTAAACCGTTGCCGGTGTACTGAGAGTGAGCGCCGGAGCTCGGTATCGTCACCGTAACGGTGTGATCCGTCAGGTGCTTGGGTATTACCGTAGCCGCGGCGCCGATTATCAGCTTCTCGTCGTTTTTGATTTGGATTTTCAGAGGGGTGATAGAGATTACCGTCCCCTGCACCAGCGCACAGGCCGGTGGTATTATGCCCTGGAAAAGTCCTTTCAAACTGAGAGCTTCGTCCGTATTCATCCGCTGCCTCCTTCCTATGCTTCGCTCAGATAGCCGCCGTATGACCACCCTGTAAGCCCGTTGGCCGTGCCGTGTATCCAGCCGTCGCTTTCCTGCCCATCTCCGGAGAATGATGTACCGTAGGGCAGAACGCCGAGGGAGGCGCAGTCTGTTCCGGCACCGCTTCTGATGTGCAGGCCGGATTTGGCAACTACCACATACCTTTTACCGCCGCTCTGGACTTGCGTTCCGGTACCAGCTCCCACGTCGCTGGCTACGTTCAGCTTTAGGTTCATGGTGTGCTTGTTGCCCTCGAAGACGTGAGTGTCCTCGTCCACATAGAAAGTGCGGGAGAGTCCCAGGTGCGGGATGTTGACAAAAACACCCACGCCGGAGATTACTTCCTTTATACCCAGGGCGTCGAGGGTAAGCGTGTTTTCCACAACGGCTTTTTCGGCGCATATCGACTTGGCCAGCGCCGTAAGCTGCGCCTGTGTAAGCGTTTCATCCGGCTGTTCTATGTCTTGGAACATGCCGATCTTTTCCTCCAGCGCCGTGTCGGAGGCCTCCGCCAGAACGGTGCCCTCGTTGGAAACCAGCTTTATACGGGTTCTGGTCTTCTCAATGCTTTTGCTCAGACTGTAATCTATGAGGTTGGAGGTAGGCTCGATCACCCATTGCAGGATATTTTCCCTCCGGGTGAGCAGGCTTATCTTCCCCTTTGAGCTGGCTATGTAATGCCTGACCTGTGCGTTTTTGTAATCGAGGTTCAGCGCGTCGGCTATGGCGTCAAAGGCAGAAGTTTTACTCTTTGTCAGCTCCGGGATGACGTAAGAGCAGGAAGCCACCGTGCCGACGGGCAGACCGAAACGGGACATAACATCCCGGAAGACCTCGTCGGCAGTCTTGTTTTCGTAGCAAAAGGTGTCCTTGTTGTTGGCGAGGTATATCCCGTTGTCGTAGGCAGTCACGGTCATCAGCTTTTTACCGGTCTGCCCGGTGGACATGACAATGCCTCGGAAAACCTCGTCGCCGTCCACAAGGAAAACGACCTGGTGACCGTCCTCAACGGTAATGCCGGAGCGGTAATGCTTGGCGCCGTCGTCGTCTATGAGCTTCGCTGCTACGCTTCGCGCCGCGCTGCCCTTTCGCCCCTTCCACTTTATCTGCTGGCAGAGATTCGTGATGTCGGTCCCGGAGGAGCCGGATTTGAACAGCAAAAGCTGATACTTTGCTATTTCACCCACCCCCTTAGCTTGGAATCGTAAATATCTGCCCCGGGTATATTAGATTGGGGTTTGAAATCTTGTCCCTGTTTGCGTCATATATCTTGGTCCACAGGGAGCCGTCGCCGTAGAGGGTCTTGGCGATCTTGTACAGGTTGTCTCCGCTTTTAACGGTGTAGGTCTGCGGCGTCTCCGTGTTGTCCACCCTGGGGCTGTCGTTCTGCTTTGGGACGGTGGCCCGCTGCTCATCGAGGCTTACCGTTACGGTCCGGGCTCCAAGCTCCGTGTAACGCTTCAGCTCTATCGAATACTGGATAGTACCGACGTCGCCGCCTTCCTCGGAGTAGGTGAAACCCTCTATGGTGTAGTAGTCGCAGATACCGCAGGCCGTCGAGACAAAATAGACCGGCTCTTCGCTGTTCTTCCAGGCGTTGAGCTGCTTAACGTAGCTCATAGGCTCCTGCAGGCTCCCCTTTACGCCAGGAAATGACGCCGCGGGAAAAAAGCATTTCCATGTCACTCTGTCCGCTGCGGGCTTCTGGATGATCGTCACCTCGCCTATCCCGGTGAGGTTTACGGTGTCGTTGTTGCCGTTCCTGCGGACCTCGATCTTATCAGGATGAACGGGGAATTGGAGCTTGACGGTGGAGCCGTTGGCGGTCATCCACATCTGATAATTAGTAATCATAGCTCAAATCCCCCTCCTCGAAGATCTCCTCCTGGATGATACCCGCAAGCACGGGCTTAAGGTTCTCTTGCAGGAGCTCCAGCACCGTTTCTCTGTCCATACCGGCGCTGACCTTGATGGCGCCGCTGCCGGTGATGTCGAGATAGATATGCCGGGTATCTTCCGAGCTGCCTCCGCGAAGACCGCCGGAAGGCTGTCCCTCCCGATAGTCGTCAGGCTCTCCGACAGTCCTGAAAGGCGCTGCCTCCGTGTCCTCGGTGTCATAAATCCGGGTCTTTCCGCCGATCCTTTCCATAAAGTCCGGGGCGAAAGAAATGATGGTCTTGTTCCCGCTGTCGGGCATGACTTCCGGCTCGGCGCGCTCGGACAACACCTCCGACTGCCGACCCATGTCGTAGAAGTAGTCTGTATCATAGGTCCGGTCATAGCTCGTGGTGATAGTGTCGCCGTAGCTGATGTCGCCCACCTGAGACAAGGGGCTTGCCCCCGCAGCGTTGCCTATGAGGTTTTTCGTTTCCTCGTTGGTATAGACCTTCGCGCCCTGCTCTCCGACGATGAGCTCAGGCCCGTTCAGGCCGGCAAAGAAGTATTCCGGCTTGGAGTAAGAGCCTGCCGCTCTGCGTATGAGTTCCGGGCCTTCCTCGCCGGCGACAAAGACGTTCTCGGCATAGTCGGTGCCTTTGGCGTGGCCGGGAGCCGGCGCATTCAGATTGACACTTATGTTGCCGCTGGCGCTGGACAGCGCCGCCGACACTCTGTCCGCTACGCGCTGTGCTGCGGCCACCGCCGAATCGCCCTTCCTCTCGATCTCGTCTATATACGCCTGGAAGGTATCGCTCGCGGCCGCTTCCGCTTCATCAGAGAGGTCAAGGCCTTCCACTACTTCATCGAACTTATCACTGAGATCATCCAGCTTAGAGTAAAAGTCCACCTGCCAATCGGCGACGGAGTCAGCGGCCTCCTGCTGCTTTGTCTGCACATCACCGAGAGTAGTGGCGAGCTGTGCGACAGCCTCCTCATGCCCGGCATTGATGTCCTTGACCATGCTCGCGGCCAGCCCGGCGGCCTCTTCGGTACCGCTCTGGACATAGGCCATAAGCGCCTCATAGTTTTCCTGTGTGACGCCAAGGTCCTCTGCGGAGACGGCCTTCAGAGCTTCGATGTTGGCAAGGTAGTTGTTCCAGTAGGCAAGTTGGCTGTCAAGGGCCTTTTGGGCGTTCTCAACAGTGGCGTCGGCGCTGGTCTGGGCTTCGTCAAAGAGGCCGAATTGCCCGTTAAAGCTTTCAAGCGCCGCGTTATAGGCATCGTCGTATGCCTGGCAGAGCTTGTCGATCTCACCCTTGACACTCTGGAAAGCGGAGGCGGCGGCCTCTTCATAGTCGCTGGTAGCGGCTTCGGTCTCCTGAAGACTATCGGCAAGACTGTCTGCGCCCTCCGACGAGGCTATAAGCTGTTCTATGAACGCCTCTGTCTGTTCGGAAGAATACCCAAGTTCTTCACAGTATGTCCGAATATTGCTTATCAGGTCGGTATAGTGCTGTTTGGCCTCTCCCAACCGAATTGACGTCAGTTCATAAGTTTCGCGGGCGTTTGCGTAAGCAATGTTCGCTGCGGAGTCAAAGGGAGATATAGTCCCTGCATATTCCTGCTTCTTATTCCAAGACAACAGCACTTCGTCAGCTGCTTCTGAAACTTTCTGCCGGGCAGTATCAAACTCGGCAATGGCTGAAACAAGGGCGTCGGTGGCCGCCTGCTTCTTCTGCTGTTCCGCAATCTTCTGGATATAGTCGTAGAGGTCGGGAACGGACATGGACAGCTTGCCGGTAGTCTCGTCGATGGTGAGACCGAGGCCTTCGTAGGAGCTGTTGAGCTTATCCACAATGCCCCGCATGACGTCAAGGTTGGCGCCGGTGTCGTCCGTCTGTCCGGCCAGAACAAAGAGCTGGCTTATAAGCCGCGTAGAGCCTGTTTCGAGGCTGTTCGCGTCGGTTATGGCGTCCTCATAGCTCTGGTGAATGCCGGAAATCGCTTCGCCGGTGGCGTTGATTTCCTCGATTAGCTTGCCGAGGGTTTTGCCTGTCCCGCCGTATGCTTCCTCGAGGCGGGAGATTTTGAGAGCCAGCTCCCCGGCCTCGCCTAAAAGACTGCCGGATCTGGCGCAGGCTTCCTCATACTGGGCGTTGAGTTCGGCAAGCTCCTTTTCCTGTTCCTGAGAAGCATAAGTGAGTCTCTCTGTGGCGTCCTCCGCGTCGCTGCTCATGGCGATGAAAGCGACGCCGGCTGCAACTACGGCGCCGATAGCGACAGCCGCCCAGCCGATAGGCCCGAGGGCCGCGGTAAACGCCGTGCCAAAGGCGGCGACAGCCGGTATGGCAGCCAATGCCTTTATGCCGGCAAGGGCGATCGCTCCGGCTACGACGCCGATCCCGATGGCCAGGGACGAAGCCGCCTTGACAACCTTCGGATGTTCATCAATGAACTCCGCTATGCCGTTCAGGATTTCAGCCTTCGCGTTGTAGTATTTTTCAAGAAGCGGGTTTATCGTAGTGCCATAGGCGATACTTACCTGCTCCATGGAGTTTATCATCCTCTGGTGAGCAAACTCCGTCGTGTCCGCCATGACTTTGTATGATTCTTCCGTCGCACCGGCAGAGTTTTCAACCGCCTGCAGGTTCTCATTGAACTGTTCAAGGCCCTGGTTGATGATAGCCGCTGCCGCCATGCCTGCCGTTGTGCTTCCCCACAGGTTCATAAATGCCTCGGTGTCACCGTTCACGCTGTCGTACAGGACACCCAGCACATCGGCAAGGCTCTCGCCCTGTTCCATGAGCTGGCCGAAGGTCTTTCCGGTGGTCTCCTGGAGGATAACGGAAACGTCGCTGCCGGCATTGCCTAATTCCGACAGCATTCCGCTGATATAGGTCGTGGACATGGCCGTGTTGATACCGGCCTTGGTGGTGGAGATATACGCCGCTTCGAGATTTCCGAGAGATACGTTATAGCCGGAGGCCACGGCAATGGCGCGGCCCATTTGCTGGGACAGCTCTGCCACGGTGGTAACGCCGAGATTCTGCACCATGATAAGACTGTCGGAGATCTCCGTCGCCGAGCCTGCCGCCTCTCCGTAGGAGTTCATGGTAGTGGAAAGCACGGACAGGGCGGAGGTAGTATCGGTGAATCCTGCCACGGCCAATTTGCTGGCCGCTCCCGCATTGTAAACCGCATCCTCAACTGCCGAGCCTGCGGAAATAGCGTTATAGGATACCGTTGCGAGGCCGGACGCCGCCTGCCCCGTTTCCCGGGACAAGGCGCTGATATCGCCTGTGAGGTAGCTTATTTGATTGCCGCCGGCTATCGTTTGGAGCTGGGCGATAGACGTCTCAAAGCGTTCAGCCTTGCCGGCTGCTTCAAGAGCCTTTTCTCCAATCTCCTCTAAAATCTTAACGATACCGGCAGAGGCCAAAGCGCCAGACAGAGCCTGTATGGAATTCATGCCGTTCTCGCCCAGGTCCTCCAGATCGTCGGAGGCTTCCTCGGCGGCTTCGCCGGCATCTTCGGCAGCTTCTGCCAGCTTTCCGGAGGCGTCAGCAGCTTCACGAGCTGATTGGGCGGCTTCGTCTATTGAGTCGGTCCAATCCTCCGTCTGCGGCGCCGCTGCGCTCGCGGACTGAGATACGTTGTTCATGGCACCGGCAAGCTTGTCGCCGACCGATGATGCCCCGGCCGATGTTCTGTCAAAGGCTTCGACAGACTTGGCTACTCCGTCAACGCTACGGACCGCTCCGGAGGCGGTTCCGTCTATTCTGGAAAGCGCGTCATTAACGGACTGGCCAGAGCTCTGCCATGAGCGCAGCATGTTATTGCCCGTACTGCCCATTTGAGCCATTTTGTTACTCATATTGTCTATGAGCTTAAAAGTCGCGGTCAGATTAGCCATTTGTTACGCGCCTCCTTTCTTGAATGGTCTCCATGTGTCCCGCCTCACCGGGGTTTTAGCCTCGGTCATTTCGCTGGCGATGTAAAACAACTTCATACGGCGGGGCATGGCCTCAAATTCCTCCGGTCGAAGGTTGTGCCGCTGCCAAAGGCGGTGAGCCCAATAGGCGTCAGAGCCCTCGGCGGCAATCAGTTTTTTGCGTCTTTAATATCCTCTTCGTCTTCGAGCTCGTCGGCACCGAGGCCAAGAGCCTGCATGACGATTTTGGTAACGTGCTGATACTCGTCCGCTCGCGGAAATACGTGCAGGGGCATATCCGTGACGTCCACGCAGTTGTAGTGCTTCATCAGCTCCGGGTCTTTCAGGTTGGGATACAACAGAGCCTCCACAATCATGTGCCGTGAGGCACGGGCATTGTCGCGCTCGGTCTCCCAGACGACCTCATTGTTCAGCACCAGTGGATTGCCTTTTTTGTCGCGGGCTGCCCGGTGAACGCGATAGGCGTCGTTGATTTTCATGATTTCGGACTGGGTAAGCACTTTGATTTCAAAGTCTATGACCTTGCCCTCTTCGTCCTTGAAGGTCTCCGGACCGGGGACGATAACGGTTTTGGGCGTAGTGTCGCGCATGAAATATTTAAGGCTCTTATTGGCCATGATTAACCTCCTAAAAAGTGTCCGCTGCGGAAAAGCAGCGATTATTGATAAAAGGCAGCAAAAGACAGCCCCGGAAGCCCCGGGGCTGTTCTGCATAGGGGATTATGCGAAGTCTTTTGCGTTGAAAGAGATCTGGTCGTCCACGATGTCACCGTTGGAATCGAGGCGGGTCAGAGGAAGATTGCCGGTGAGGACACACCCGACAGCTGTAACGACATTGGTGCCGTTGGCCTCGTAGTAGTCGCTGTTCTCGTCGTTCATGACGCCCTGAATGGTCATCTCGGGCGTCTTGCCGGTAGTCTTGTACTCTCTGATTTTCTGCTCCAGCCAGTTGGTGGAGCGGCGGCGGGTGATGGTGCCGGTTATGGTGTAGCCCGTCCAGCGGGAGGACGGAGTACGCTCGCCGAGCTGCCTGCCCGTCCACACGTCAGGCGTAAAGGTTATTTCACAGGTGACGCTGTCCAGAACCTCCACGCCGTCGATGAAGACCTTGCCCTCTTTAAGAGAAATGGGGCTCTTGTTGTACTGCATAACGCTCATGCGCTTTTACCCTCCTATCTGGTCGCCACGGAGAAGTACAGCTTCTCCGAGCTGTCCACGGGCTCCAGGCCGACGTTGAAGAAAGTCTGGTCGCCGGTGCTGTTTTCCTCGTCGATCACGAAGTCGTGCTCGTAGTCAATGTTCTTAATAGCTCCTACGCCGCCGTCAGACCTGGGGCCGAAGAGCTTCAGAATGCTGTTGCCTACGCCCTTCATGATCGCCCAGCCGTCCGGGTCGTTGCTGTACTTGTTGGGCGGGAAATTGCGCTGGATAGCTTCCTGGAAGGTGTCGAACACGCGGATGACGCGGTTCTTGCTGTAATGCACGCCCTTCTTGGCGGTAAAGGTCTTGAGGGAGTTGATGTCATACTCAACGATGACGTCGCCGCTCTCGCTGGCGGAGAAGAAGAACTCGCCGTTCATGATTGCGGTCTCGGCAGCCTCGTGGGTTTTGAGGCCGACAACGCCGGTGGCGCTGTCCACGACCTTGTAGGTGTTGGACTCCACGTTGCTGGCGCCGGCGGTAATACCGGCTACGAAGGCGCAGGCCTCGGCAGTGGTCAGGTTGTAATCGCCCAGCGCGTAGCTGTTGGTGACGTTGATGATACCCTCGTAGTCGCCGGCATAGTTCGGGCAGACCGCCTGTACACCGCGTCCGACCTGAGACCGCAGATACTTGATCTTGGTCTTGCAGGCCGCCTGCAGGGTGGCGTCGGTGAAATGGAAGCACATCGTGTTGAACGCAACGCCCTCGGAAGCGTCCAAGAAGTCGGTCACGTTGGAATTGGTAGTCGTGCCGGAGGTGCCTCCGGAGAGAGAAACGCCGGCTACTGCCACAAGCGCAGAACTGCCGGTGCTGTAAGCGAAGTCTATCCACTTGGAATCGGCAAGATCGGTAACGGCGGTAACACGCTCATGGGTCTCGACGATGCTGCCGTCAAGAGAGATCTCCACGTCAAAACCCCCGGCGGGATTGGTGATGATAGCGTAAGAGAGCTTATTGCCCCTTGCGCCCTTATATTTTGCTGTGCCGGTCACACCGCCGCCCGTACCGCTGGCTTTCGCGGTGCCGTCCGTGCAGATGTAGGCGATAACACGGTAGGCGCCCTTGAAAGCCTCTCTTATGAGAAGCATGTTGTTCGCGGGGTCTCCGGTATCGGTGACGCTGTAACCGAGGTACGGCTTTGCCGCGTCGAGAGAGCCGGCAGTAATGCTGATAAACACGCCGGAGGGACCGTAATCGGTATTCGGAAGGGGAACGAGAACGGTGCCGCGAGAATTGCCGGCAACGAGAGAAACATTGTCGTCCTCGAAATTCACATAGTTTCCGGGGCGTACCTTGCCCACGGTTTTGTCAAAATTTCCTCCCGCCATGGTTTACTTTGCCTCCTTTTCTTTCCATTCGGAAATGATTTTCCTGACCTCCTCGACGGTGTATTCACCATTGAGGCCGGTCGTCGCGCCTACGAACGTACTGGTCGGCACGTCGAACAGCTCGTAGGCAAATCTCTGGAGCTGGGAAACAGGGAACTTCTGCTCCTTTTCAACCGGCTCCGCTTCGATGTTTTTATTGGCCACTGTGATTCCTCCTTGTTAGTCATAGACAAGGGTGCCGCAGTAGACATCGTCTGCTGCGGCAACAAAGTCATTTATTAAAGTGCTGTTGTCCGGCGTGGTGGTGACAGCGAAGATTTTGCCGATAATGTAATCATCGGGCTTGATTGGGCCTCCACCTCCGTCACCTCCCGAGCCGCCTCCGCCGATGGGGACGATCCTCGGGTCAATGTCCTCAAAATTGGTATAGGTGCCGGGGCGAACCTTTCCGGCGTCCTTTACGAATGTTCCTCCTGCCATTATTCGTCCTCCTCCGTTCCGTCTTCTTCGTCGTTGTCGACGACAATCTCCGTGCCGTCCGTCTTGTCCGTGATGGTGGAAATCCAGTGCTGCATGAGCTCCGAATCCGGCGCGTCATACGGCCTGCGGCTGGCAAATCGTATCGTCAGCTGTACCACACCGTCGTCTATCGGCTTCAACGCCACCTCCGCAAGGCGAATACCTCTTATGCCCTCTGTGAGATACTCACCGTCTTCGTCTATCAGCGGTATGAGGTTCCTAGCCTTCTTTATGGCCTCCAGGGCGTCACGCGCGATCTTGTGCGCCGCCTGGGTAGTCGTGTGAAAGAATTTCAGATACCAGACGTAATCCAGCCGATATGTCCTGAATGTCTCTCCGGACGAGTCGATTTCAGGCGTCGGGAAGAACACGGCGGGGAATACGAAGTCTTCCGGGACATTCCAGTAATACGGGGTCGGGTTTCCGGATGCGGCAAGAACGAACATGATGATACTGGCAAGCTCCTGCTCTATCATTTTTCAACCTCCAAAGTATCGGTCTATCCACTCCTGCAGCTTCCTGTCCAGCAGCTTGGGAAAAGTCTTTTCAAGTATCCTGAGGCCGCTTTCCCAGTAATGGGAGCCCTCCACCCAATGCTGTTTCAGCAACATTCCCTCCTTGGAGGAGGGGTCGTAGGTGAAGCGGTCACCGTTCCAATGACCCGGCACCCATCGGGCCGCCGTCCCTTTAGGATTCGTCCAGTGGCCGTCGTTGGCGTAGGACGCATAATCAACGGTGGTGCCTACCTCAAGGGTAAGGCCGCCGTCCTCCAGCTTCCAGACGCCATTGTCACCACCCAGCGCAAAGCTTCTCAGCAGCAGGCGGGTGTCCATAACCTTGAGGCGGATAATCTCGTCGTGCATGATTCTAAGAAAATCGTAGCCGACCGCCTCCAGGAATGATGACAGCTCACGCTTGAAATCTCCCTTCGCGGCGGTACCGAGCTTTTCAAAAAACTCATTGAGCTCGGAGAGATCCATGTCGATATGAGTAACCATCAAAGCGGCCTCTGGGCGTCAACACGCTTGACGTAAACGAATTTGTGATGTCCGCGGATATTGCGCGGCACCTCCGCCGTAAAGACAAGGCCCGTGTCGTTCCACACGATCCTGTCGTTCAATCGAACATCTGTTCCCACGGGGAGCGTAAGCTTGATTTTGGCGTCCAGCATGTTCGCCGGCTCTGTCTGCGTGACGGTCACCGTCGCCGACTTAACACCGAAGTGGCAGATAACATTTTCCACGTCAGGCGTCGCCGGGTAAGAATGGGAAGGGGAATCGGGAAGCTCATACCCGGGCGACGCTGATTCGGTTTTGAGGTGAAAGATATTGCAGGTATGGTCGAAAAAGTCTGTAATCACGCTGTTCACCCTCTCACAGCTTGCGGAGCTTCATCGTAACGCCATTCTTCGGCGCCGCAATGACGTAGCCGTCGAGCAGCGGGCCAAGTCCAAGCGTTTCGACAAGTGAGCCTTCGGAGGCCGTATAGGAGTAATCGTCGAAGGTCTCCGATTTCATGCCGCCGGTCCCCTTAACGGATCCGACGCCGTAATTCTCCGCAAGAAGAATGACGGCGGTCTTTACCTCTTCCGGGATCGTCGGGTACTTCTCTGACGGAAAGGTGTTATTGGTATAGGCTTTTACGTAGGCCTCTGCGCGTGATATATCCACGGCCAGCTTTGTGTCTGCTCTCGCCGCAATTTCAGGACGGTCGCTGTACGCTTTTACTTCCGCAGGAGTAACCCATGGGCTTTCAGCCATAACGCCGCCCTCCTTCCGTTAGGAGTTCACCTCGGGAATGCCGACGGCAAAGACGTACAGCTCTGCCACACCTGCGGTGAAGGTGCCGGTGCCGGTGAGCTTGGCGTAGATTTTGTCGCCCTTCTCAATTTCAGAGAAGAGCTGTTTGGTGTAGGCTCCGGCGGTGCCCTCGGTGATGTCTCCGGCGGCGAGGAAAGCGTCGTCATCGTCCGCGGTGCCGTAAATCAGCACGGGAGAAGTGGCCCCGGCAAAGGCAGTCTCTACCACGGCCACAACGCGGGTGATGACGCAATCGTGGGGAATGGTGAAGATAGCCTTGCCGTCACCGATACCGGTGTCGTTGTATTTGACGGTGCCGGCATGAAGCAGCTGCTCTACGCCGCACACGCCGAGATCGTTACCCTGAACTTTCATTGTTTTTTCTCCTTTCAGTTATTCATGCTGCAGGTCTATCATGGTGTAGCTGCCGCCGTAGAAGACGCTGATAGCACCAAGGAGGTCTGTCTTGGTCTTGCATTTGTCCACATCGATTTCACGCTCTTTCGCGTAGTCGATAAGCTCCTGCTTGGTCATGGCGGCAAGCGTTTCAAAGTCCGGAGCGGCGGCGGGCTCCGAATCGTCCTCCGACGTCTCGGAGAAAGTATCCGTGACCTCGGCGTCCTGCTCCTCGTCCGGAGTGACTTCGTTCTGCTCGTCCTGTGCGTCCTGTTCGGCCGCTTCGGTATCCTCCTCGTCCGGAGTGACGGTGTCCGCTTCGGTGGCCTCGACCAACTCATAATAGCCGGATTCGATAGCGGACATGGCGGCGGTCACATCTTCGGTAAAAACGTCAGGCTTTTCCCTCGTCGCTGTTACGGCGCCGTGGTATGAAAGAGCCTTAATCAGTTTGAGGTGGTACATCACAGTCCTCCTTTATGCGGCCAGGCCGCTGATGATAGCCGTGGCGTCGAGCTCCTCGATGATCGGGTCGTAATCATAGTGAATCACATAGAAGCGCTTGTCCTGCATGATGGCTTCCTTGCCCTCGGTGGTCTTGCGGATCTGCACAGCGTAAGTGTTCACAACGATGAGGTTCTTCGGGTCGGTCAGGAGGACCTTGGTGTTCGTCAGTCTGGGGCACTGTACGATGGGGATACCGGCAGGGCCTTTGTATACGCTTTCGGGCACGGCGCCGCCATTGCTGATGACCTGGTTCAGGAGGTATTTCTCCCAATCCTGGGCGAGCTTCGGGCTCATGAGCCAGCGGAGCTTGCCGTTGTTGTATTTGTTCGGTAGAGACTGCATGGTGGCATACAGGAGATCGAGGCTCATGGAGCCGTTGTAGGGGCTCTGGGAAGCGTCGACGACATGGCCGCCGTTGGAGATCTGCTTGATCCAGCCGTCGTTGATTTTGAGGAAGTCGTAGTCCGGATCGGTGGACGCCGTAGAGGTGTCGCCGTTGAGATACAGGTCCTCGTTGTCAACGCCCATCTGCTCGGTCATGAGGTTGGCGACGATAGTCTCGAAGTTCTCGCCTTCGATGTTCTCGCGCAGGGTCTCCTCGGTGATCTCCCAGGGCAGACGGACAGCGGTGCAGGCGTACTCGAGCTTGGAGGTGGTGGGGCTTGCACGGTAGCCGTCGTCGGTGTTCTCGATCTTCTTGCGGACTATTCTCTTGGCGATACCGATCTTGTCGATCTCGCCGGTCTTCGAGGTGCGCAGTTCGTGGCGCACCAGCGGGCTGAGATTGGTGGCCTCAAAGGTCTGCTTCAGGAACTTTCTCGCCTGCTCCTTGCTGAGCAGACCGCCGCCGCTGAGAGAAGCGGTGTCTATCGCGGCAGCCTTTCTGACAATGGCACGATTGGAAATAGGCATTTTTTATCCTCCTTTTGTTGTCTCTGTGGCAGTCCTTACAGAATGCCGTGCAGATAGTGGGTCTCTTCCTTCTGCTTCTCAACCGGCTTTTCGTCGTTCAGGTTCTGAGGCATACGAAAAGCCTTGAGCAGGGGAGCCATTGCGTCAGCAACGACCTGCTCAAGTTCTGCCTTGGTGACGGGCGCGTCCGGATCCGGCTCCTCCTCGATAATGCCGGCTGTAACAAGCGCCTTGGTGATGGCCTTTTCGACCATGGCCTCGAGGTCAGGCGCGGCCGCTTCCGGAGCGGAAGTGGATTCGGGTGCTGCGGGCTGCGCGGGTGCGGGCGTCTCTTTGGGGGCGGCCTTGATAATGCCGGCCTCGGTCAGCGCCTTGGTGATGGCCTCAGTTACAAAGGCCTCGGTTTCTGCTCTGTTCATTTCTTTATCATCCTCCTTGGTGATGGTTTCGCCTTCTCCGTCTCCGTCGCCCTCGTTCTCTTCAAACGAGGCCTTAAAGTCGGAAAGAGCCTGACAGATTTCGTCCAGCTTGGCCTTGTTGGTGCTGGACATTTTTTTACCCGCCTTGATGACGGGCAGGGAAACGGCCTTTACAATGGCCGTATCCGGTTCTGAAAGAATGGTGGTGACTATGCTGTTGAAGTCCGCCAGGGCTTCTTTAATGGTTGCCTCGTCGGCGGTAAACACGTAGCAGTCGGTTGACCAGTTATAGCGGTAGAGCACATCTTCCAGCGCCCACATCGCGTCCCAGAACTGATCTGCTTTTGCGTTTGCCTTGAAGCGATCCATGACCTCGCCCTTTTCCACCACGTCGAGGTTGAAGAACTTGGCCAAGCGTTTGAACAAGTTCTTCTGTTCGGCGGTATCGCCGCCCGTTTTGGTTACATCGTCCAAGTCGATATCCTCCTTGCTGTATTTGCCGACGCCGCCCATGGAGAAGCCTGTAAGCTCACCTTTCTCCACAGCCTGCCAGACGTCGTCGTTGGTACACTTGACCGTAATTAGCCACGTCCCCTTTTTCACAGGCGTGTCGCCTACGGTGAGGTCGCTGGGGGCGACATAACTCTCAACGACGGACAGGCCCTCGACGCTTTCAAAGCTGTGCTGAATGTCAACACTGTCGCCATTCTCGGCGAACCAGTAGGCCGCTTTCTGTATCTCTTCCGCGGTCATAAAGTCCCCGTGGGCGTCTTCGACCATGGGCTCATAGACAACTCCGGTAATGTAGTGGGTATTGCTGTCGAACTTGAGGATCTTGCTGTATGTGGAAAACTGAGCCAATCCGTCAGTCTGCTTGGTGATAAGGAATCGCCATTGATTAGCGGCTTTATCAACGAGGCTGACATACCCAATTTTCGCGTCAGAAATTGCGGTTGCTTTCTGCACCTTGCTCACTCGATTCACCCCCTTTCTTTGGTGAATAACAAAAAGCAGCCGTTTCCGACTGCTCTTTTACGAAATTTGCCCCGCTCTGGCCTCTCAGCGCATACAGCGCGGCGAGAAGGCGCCGGGGTAATGGTTCTCTATCCCCCGGGGAGCGTGTGGCGCTCTGAGGGGCTCTGAGAGCCTCGCTTATGCCCAAAAGAAAATGAGTTTAACTATCAGAGACCGAAAAGTTAAACTCGTTTTTCATTTGGCGCCTTTTAAGGCTGTTATTCGATTCCGGCTTTAGCTCTGTTCGCCGCGTCGATGGCGGCAAGCTCAGCCTCCCATTCGGCGTCCATGGCGTCGATAGCCTCCTGCTGGAGCGCCTGGCGCTCTTCAAGGCTCATGCCTAAAATGCTCGGGTCGACAACGTCTTCGCTTATGCAATGGCAGTTGATACTTTCGGAGGCCGGCAATATCGGGTCGATCGGGTACATGGGATAGTAGATTACTCCGTCCCGGCCTTGGAGCGTAAAGCGTTCAGCTTTGCCAACCGTTTGGCCGTCCATGGCGACGTGGTTTTCCCGAGGCTCGTTCCGGTAGCTGCCTGTATGCCGCCACATTTTGTGGGTGACGACCGGGCTCTGCATGGTCGCCTCCTGGTGGGCGACGTTATGAGCTCTCAGGACCTCGGTGAGACTTACCCGCCGTGCCTTGTAGTATTCATCGCGGATACCGCTGTCGAGGATGTTTTGAGCAAACTCGGCGATACCGTCGCCGTTGGCAAGGCCGGTTTCAAGGATAGCCTCTATCTCCGTGTGGCTGTTGAGCTGCATGAGCTCCGCGAGCTGACCGCTCCACTCCTCGATCCAGCCCAGGGTGAGATTGCTTATCCTGTCGGCGGCAAGCTCGCTGTCCGTCTGCTTCAGGTATGTATCGACAAGACCGGGCATGAGCTCCGAGAAGCGGTTTTTGAATATCTCTTTCAGCTTGACCGCCAGCTTGTCGTTCTCCTTCAGGCTCGGCCAGATGTCACGCGCAAAGGTCTGGAGATCTCCGGCCTCCGCGATGGCGGCGTTGAAGAGCTCCGTTTCCTCAATAAGAGCAGCTGCTACGTCTCCCTCCAGGGCGCTGATAGCGTCAATCGTTTTGCCGGCCTCGGCAAAACCTGCCTCCGCCAGCTCGTCCTTTAGGTCGCCTTCCGCCTTTTCAATAAAGGCGTCAATGGCCTTGAGCAGCTTCCCGCAGTCACACCGCTTCATTGTCGCCCTCCTGCATTTTCAGCAGTACGGCCTTGACCTCTTTCATGAC